GGAGGAGACCATCATGGCAGACATCAAAATCAAGCGCACCAACACCGCAGGCGACTACGCCGCAGAGACCGCCGTGGAGATCACGGGGGCCGACTACATCAACGAGGAGCTGATAAAGTCCATCCTCGACAAGACCGGGCAGCCGGACGCACCGCTGATTGTGAACGCGCAGGCTGGCTCGAAAGTGGAGGTCAGCAACAGAGACGACACCGAGCGCGAGGAAAAGGAGACGGCCACTGACGCGCAGCTCTGCCACTTCCGCATGGTGGTGAGCGCGGACATCTGCCCGGACGACCTCAAGACTGCCGTTTATGAGGGCAACGTGGACGAGGTCGTTTCCCCTTATGACGAGATTGACATTCCCCTCGACACCGGCGGCACCGTTACCGTGGTTTGTGCCTACAGCAGCCCGACTACGGCCCGGTTCGTGTTCAAGGACTGCTGGGACGAGGCGGCCATGAACGACGAGGCCACCAACAAGGGCGGCTACTACAAGAGCAAGGGCCGGGCGCACGTCCTCGTTGATATTCTCCCCCACATCGCGCAGGAATGGCGGGCCATCTTCAAGCCCCGGCAGATGGTGGAGGAAATCGACGGCGAGCGGATTGAGTACGCAGACCTGATGTGGCTGCTTTCCGCAACGGACGTATTCGGCCCCTCGGAGGAGGGCTACTGGAAAGACCTCGACGACAGCTTCCAGCTCCCCATCTTCAAGCGCGAGCGCGACCGCGTAAAAGAGTGCGGGAACGAGGGAACGTACCCCTACTGGCTCCGCTCCGTCCGTGCGGCGTACTCGGGCAGCTTCTGCGGTGTGGGCTCGGGCGGCGGCGCGTACAGCACCTACGGCGCGTACTGGTCGTATGGCTTCGCGCCGGGCTTTGACATCTAATCCAACATCAGAAAACCTCCCCGGAGCGAAAGCTCCGGGGAGAGAGGAGGCGGAGCATGAATAAGACAGGCATCGAATGGTGCGATATGACATGGAACCCGGTAACGGGATGTAGGCATGAGTGCGAATACTGCTACGCCCGGAGGATTGCGGCGCGGTTCGGAACGCGGCTCCCCGACGGCAGCGGCTACCCGGAGGCCCACGGCGGCATTCACCGCCTCGAGCAGAAAGTCAAAGGGAACCCATACCCATACCTCTTTGAGCCGACTTTTTTGCCGTTTAGACTGAAAGAGCCGGAGCGAAAAGTCAAGTCGCAGACCATTTTTGTGTGCAGCATGGCCGACTTGTTCGGCGCATGGGTGCCAGACGAGTGGATAGAGGAAGTGTTCGAGGCCTGCAAGAAAGCGCCGCAGCACCGCTACCTGTTCCTCACAAAGAACCCGCAGCGGTATTGCGACCTTGCATTTACCGGGAAGCTCCCGGCGGAACCGAATTTTTGGTACGGTACTACTACCACCGGCCCGGATAAGCCTTTTTTCTACTGGAACGAGGCAAACAACTTCGTGAGCGTCGAACCGCTCTTGAAGCCATTTGAAGCGGAGGCCACCGGCGGGGAAAACCCGTTCGAGAGTGTCAGGTGGGTAATCATCGGCGCGGAGACAGGAAACCGCAAGGACAAGGTAGCCCCGGAGAAAGAGTGGGTGGATACCATTTGCGAAGCGGCAAACGAGGCCCACGCAGCGGTCTTTATGAAAGACAGCCTGCTCCCCATCATGGGAGAGGAGAATATGCGCCGGGAGCTGCCTTGGGAGAGGCAGGAGGCGCAGCCATGAAAATCGAGGAAATCATCAGCAGCTTACTCGACCAAATCGACGACCGGGAGAGCCTGATACCGCCGGACGACCCGGACAGCATTTTTAAGCACGATGCGGAGGCCCTGCGGGAGGCGGTCAAAATCCTACGGGCGGTCGAGAAAGAGGAAAAGCGGATTGAGATCGTCGGAAAGGTGTGCGGCAACTGCGCCAAATGGGAGCGGGACGCTGCGACGAAAAACGGGGGCTTCTGCCCCTTGCCAATCCGAAACAGGCCGGGGCGCAAGTACAAGACGCGCAGGACAAAGGCCTGCTTGCAGTTTGAGCCAAAGAAAGGGGAGGAAACCGACCATGAGTAGAAAGAGAAAGTGCAGATACACCCCGGAGGAGCTGGCCCTCCACAAGGAGGCGGTGCGGCTGCGGAACATGACCGACAAACAACTCGTCGAGGAGTTCCACCGGGCGGCAGACACAGAACTGGTAGCCAGCGGCCCCAGCGTGGCGCAGGATGGCGCGGAGGCGGCTGGGCCTATCGGGGACACCTCGGCGGTAAAGATGCTTGTCACGGCCCTTGCAGAGGGCAAGTGCAAGGGCATCAAGAGCGCGACCGCCTACAAGGTGGCGCAGCTCGCCACGGAAATGGGGCTGATGTGATGGACGCAGCACATTACAGGGCCGTAGCAGCAGGCAGGCGCAGCCGGGCCGCCGGGGAGATATGGGAGGAGATGATTGAGGCCGCGTGCAGGCATTACCGCCTCACGGGAGCGGCGGAGATCACAAAGACCCCGGAGCCGATGAAGCCGCTGGGCCGCCCGAACAGCCGGGGGCAGTTCCTCGCCTGCTACACCAAACAGGCCCAGCCAGACTACAAAGGGACGCTCAAGGGCGGGCGCGCCATCGTATTCGAGGCAAAACACACAGACGGGGGCCGCCTGCAGCAGAGCGTGGTGAGCGCGGAGCAGGAGAAGCAGCTCGACCGCCACGCGGCCCTCGGCGCGGAGTGCTTCGTGCTGGTATCGTTCGGCTTTCAGCAGTTTTTCCGAATACCTTGGGAGGTGTTTCGGGACATGAAAGCGCGGTACGGCAGGAAGTACATAAAGCCGGAGGACGTGCAGGAGTACAAGGTCAGGTACATAGGCGGCGTACTGCAATTCCTTTGAGGGGAGGCGGAGGCATGGAGTACCTGATTGCGACAGGGGTGAGCCTACTGGTGGCGATAGCCATAGCCATTCCTTGGGTGCGGGCCATCGAAAAGAGGAAGAACGACCCGGAGTGGCAGGAACACAAGGACGACCCGGACTACTGGGGCTGGCCTTAAACAAGCGGAGCGGGAGGTAACTCCCAAAATCAAAAACCCAAAGGAGGGAGTTATCTCTATGACAAGCAAAGAAGAAGCAAAGGCCCTTATCGAGGCGGCGGTCACGGCGGCAGTCGAGGCCAGCATGAGAGAGCTGGACGAGAAGCTACAGGCAGCCGTAAACCTCGGCGTAACCATTGGCGCGGCAGCCGGGGCGGAGGTCGGCGCAAAGGCCGCCGTGAAAGCGGTTGAGCGGGAGCGCAGGGCCTACCGAAAGAAACAATACGACTGGAAGTATCAGAATACCAAGCTGCTGCTCCGCAACTACAGACGGCTCAACGCCTACTACGAGAACGCGATATTCAGTATCGAGGACGCGGCGGAGGCGGACGTGAGCTTTGAGGACATCATGCGCAGCATGGGCCGCCCGGCGGACGAGGAGATATTCGTGGAGAGCATTCAGAAGAACTACCTCGCCACCCGCATTATTATGACCCACGTGAATAAGATGCTGGACTGCTACGAAATCATGTGCGAGCGGTCGAACAGGCAGGACGACAAAAGGCACTGGCGCGTGTTGGAGGGGCTTTACCTCTCGGAGAACTACACCACGGCGGAGCAGATCGCCAAGCAGGAACACATCGACAAGAGGACGGTCTACAAGGATATTGACGTATGCGCGGCGGATTTAACGGCCCTGTTCTTTGGCGTGGGCGGCATTGAGAGACTATGACGCTATCCGGGGCACAAAGCAGGCATTTACAATTCACTCATGGAAGTGGTAAAATGTATGCTGTAAAATCACGGAGAGAAAACGCCGCCTAATTGGGATTTCCAACGGGCGGTGTATTTTTTTAGGGAATATCCGCCCCGGAAAAGGGCAGAAAGGAGAGGGAAGTGGAAATTCGGACGCTGAAAGCGGCACAGCTAAAGCCCGCAGACTACAACCCCCGGAGGGATTTGCAGCCGGAGGACGCGGAATACCAAAAGCTGCGCCGGAGCATAGAGGAGTTCGGCTACGTGGAGCCGATTATTTGGAACGAGCGCACCGGGCGCGTCGTCGGCGGCCACCAACGCCTCAAGGTACTGCTGGAAAAGGGCGCGGAGGAGATAGAGGCGGTCGTCGTTGACCTCGACGAGAAGAACGAGAAAATCCTCAACGCCCTGCTGAACAAGGTAAAGGGCCGCTGGGACATCGGCAAGCTGGCCGACCTGCTCCAAGAGCTGGACGAGGCCGGGGCGATGGATTTGACGGGCTTCGAGGACTGGGAGCTGCAAAGCCTCCTGATGCAGTACGACCACATCAAAGACCTGATGGAGGAGGACTTTTCCGGCTACGACGACGGGAAAGAGCGCAGCACCTTTACCATGACGTTCAGCCTCCCGGCGGGAGCGCGGGAGACGGTAGAGGAGTACATGAAAACCAAGGAGAACGCCAAGGCGGAGCTGGCGACGGCGATCATAAACAAGGTCAAGGGGGTGCTGTGATGCAGATAGAGCGAAAGAGAATCAGCGACCTCAACCGGGCGACGTACAACCCCCGGATAGATCTTATCCCCGGCGACCCGGAGTATGAAAACCTCCGGCGCAGCATCACCACCTACGGGCTGCTTATCCCGGTGATATGGAATAAGCGGACGAATAACGTGGTGGGCGGCCACCAGCGGCTCACCGTCCTCGAGAACGAGGGAGAGACCGAGGTGGACGTATCGGTGGTAGACCTCGACCCGATGCAGGAGCGGCAGCTCAACGTGGCCCTCAACAAAATCGAGGGCGGATGGGACGAGGAGAAACTGGGCGCGCTGCTGGCGGAGCTGGGAGACGACGCGACGCTCACGGGCTTCAACCAGCAGGAAATCGACAGCCTCACCAACGACATCGACAGCCTGATTGACGGCGACACCGTGGACGAGGAGCTGCGGGCCATCGAGGAGCTGTTCAACGTGAGCCTGACATTCGACAAGGCAGACCAAGAGGAGCTGAAAGCCTTTGTCAAGGACTACGGGAAAGAGGCTCTTGTGGAGGTAATCATACAGAAAGCAAAGGGGGAGATTTGATGGGCTGCAAATGCGGGACACAGGTTATCCTATGCAACCTCCCCGTGCGCTTCGACACCTACAAGGGGTGCAGCCACGGGTGCAAATACTGCTTCGCCCAAAAGAAGCAGAACATCGCAAAGATACAGAGGGACGAGACCGTAGAGGCCCTGCGCTCGTTCATCGAGGGAAAGCGGGGCCGCGAGACGGCGTGGTGCGACTGGAATATCCCCATCCACTGGGGCGGCATGAGCGACCCATTCCAGCCCATCGAGAAGAATATCCGCGCCTCCTACGAGTGCTTGAAGCTGCTGGCGGAGACCAAGTACCCGTTCGTGGTAAGCACCAAGGGACGGCTCGTGGCAGACCCGGAATACCTCGACCTGCTGGCGCAATGCAACTGCGTCGTGCAGGTGAGCATGGTGTGCAGCAAGTACGACCCGCTCGAACCGGGGACACCGCCCTACGAGGAGCGGTTGAAAATCGTGGAAAAGCTCGCGGGCAGAGTGCAGCGGGTAATTGTCCGCGTACAGCCGTATATGCCGGAGGTCTTTAGGGACGTGATGGCGAATATCCCCCGGCTGGCCGCCGCAGGCGTTTACGGCGTAGTGGTGGAGGGCATGAAGTTCTACAAGGCCAAAAAGGGCATGGTGAAAATCGGGGGCGACCATTGCTACCCGCTGAACGTGCTGCGGCCGCACTTCGAGGCGATCAGAGCAGAGTGCCACCGCCACGGCCTCAAATTCTACGCCGGGGAGAACCGCCTGCGGGCGATGGGAGACAGCATGACGTGCTGCGGCATCGACGGGCTTGAGGGCTTCAAAGGGAACGACTACAACCTGTGTATGCTGCTGAACGGGAAGAACCCGGAGCCTACGGAGCTGATGAAGCAGATAGGCACGGGCGGGTGCTTCCAAAGCCTGAATCAGGTGGCGGGCATCAACAAGAAAATCAACAAGCAGAGCTTCTACGGCTTGATGCAGGAGGAGTTGTCGAGCAAGACAGACTACTACCGCAGAATGTTCGGCCTCGACGAGTAAACCCACGGCGGATAAAAAGGCAAAGGAGAGGAGGACATGGGAAAATGGACTGACAAGCCGTGGGAGCGTCAAAAGGGCGAGAGCGAAAAGGCATTTGAGGCATTTGCAGCGTACCGGGACATGGGGCCGGAGCGCAGCCTGCGGGCCGTCGGGCAGCAGTTAGGCAAGAGTAAGGCCCTGATGGAGCGTTGGAGCGTGGCCCACGATTGGCAGGAGCGCGTCCGGGCTTATGAGAATGAGCTGGACAAGGAAGCGCGGGCCAAGGCCGTCAAGGGCCGCAAGGACATGACGGAACGCCATATCAAGATAGCCATGCAGGTGCAGAAAAAGGCACTGGAAGCCCTCGCCAGCTTGTCAGTCGAGGATATGTCCCCAAAGGACGTTAAGGAGTATATCAAAATGGCGACCGACCTCGAGCGGCTGAACCGTATGTTCGAGGAGCAGAGCAGCAAGGGGGCCAGCGACGCGCCCACGCAGCTCGCGGACACCATCGTAGCGGCGTATCAGAAGCGAAAGGAGGAGGGCAATGCTTGACGCGGAGGCGATACTGTACTACGCAGACCACCCGGTAGAATTTACCGAGGACGTGATAAGAGCGAGGCCCGACCCGGAGCAGGCGAAGATACTCCGCAGCGTGGCGGCCAATCCAATGACGACCGTTCGCAGCGGCCACGGCGTGGGAAAGAGCGCGGTGGAGGCGTGGGCGGTCATTTGGTTTATATGCACGCACCCATTCCCCAAAATCCCATGCACGGCACCGACGCAGCACCAGCTATTCGACATCTTGTGGGCGGAGGTCAGCAAGTGGATAAGGAACAACAAGGCTCTCGCCAATGAGCTGATATGGACAAAGGAAAAGCTCTACATGAGGGGCTACCCGGAGGAATGGTTCGCGGTGGCACGAACGGCCAGCAAGCCGGACGCGCTACAGGGCTTCCACGCTGAACACGTCCTTTACATCATCGACGAGGCCAGCGGCGTGGACGACACGATATTTGAGCCTGTGCTGGGCGCGCTTTCGACACCGGGGGCGCGGCTCCTGATGTGCGGGAACCCGACGCAGCTCACGGGCTTTTTCTACGACAGCCATACAAAGAACCGGGCCAGCTACTCCACGTTCCATATCGACGGGAGGAACAGCAGCCGGGTATCACAGGACTTTATCGACACCATCATCCGAATGTACGGAGAGGACAGCGACGTGTTCCGAGTTCGCGTCGCCGGGGACTTTCCGCTACAGGAGGATGATATTTTTATTCCGATTTCTCTCGTCGAAAACTCCATTCAGACGGAGTTTTCTCCCCGGAAAAACCCGGATTTGGTGCATATCGGGTGCGATGTTGCCCGGTTTGGCGACGACAAGACGGTAATCGGGTACAAGGTGGACGAAAAGGTGACGTTCTACAAGAAGCGGCAGGGGCAGGACACCATGAAAACCGCAGACGACATTATCATGCTGGGCGAACAGCTCGTGCAGAGATACCACCTGACCGACCCCATCCCCGTCAAGATAGACGACGGCGGCGTGGGCGGCGGCGTGGTAGACCGCCTGCGGCAGGTGAAGCGGAACGCCCCGGAGCGTTTCTGGTGGCTTGAGGTGTACCCGGTGAAGTTCGGCCAGCGCATCAAGCACAAGTATTACCACGACAGCACCACGTACATGATGGCCGTGGTGAAGAAACTGTTACAGCCATACGACGAGGACGGGCAGCGAAAGCCCGTGGAGCTGATACTCCCGGACGACGACGACCTCGTGGCGCAGCTTTCCGGGCGCAAGTACGCGCTGACGGAGGCGAGCAAAATCAAGATTGAGAGCAAGGACGCGGTAAAGAAGCGCGGGCAGCCGTCCCCGGACGAGGCGGACTGCGTGCTGCTGCTTTGCCTGCCAGTGAAACCGCCAAAGAGGAGAGGGGTGAGAAAGAGTGGCTAAAAGCAAGCGGGCAAGCATGGAGGTGCGCGTCATTAAGGCGCAGCAGAGCCTCATCGAAAAGGCCGACACGCCCGTACAGGTTACGGAGCAGGAGGCATACAACGCGGGGGACTGGATAACCCCCCGGCACGATATGCGCGGGCTTGCAAAGCTCGTGGAGAACAGCACTATCCTCCCCCAGTGCATCAGGGCCTACAAGAACAATATTGCTGGCTTCGGAATCGGCGTGCGCTACATTGAGGACGTGGAGGAAACGCCGGAGATGGCAGAGGAGTTCCAGCGGGCGGAGGAGATTATCGAGCTGCTGAACATCGAGCAGGACACCAAGGAGGTGTTCGAGGACATCATTGAGGCGCGGGAGACCTACGGCATCTCCTACCTCGAGGTTATCCGAAACATCGCGGGCGAGGTCGTACAGATCGAGTTCGTCAAGGAGACGGAGAGCGTATGGAAGTCGCGCCCCCTTGAGCCGTATATCACCACGACCTACTGGCACCACGGGCAGGAGGTTGAGCGCAAGAAGCGGTACTGCAAGTACAAGCAGGAAATCGGCGGAAAGGTCGTCTACTTCAAAGAGTTCGGAGACCCCCGCGTGATGGATATGCGGGACGGCAAGTACCTTGAGGACGGGGAGACCCTTGAGCTGCAATACCAAGCCAACGAACTGTTGGAGTTCGCCATCGGGACGGAGCCATACGGCACGGTGCGGTGGATAGGGCAGGTGCTTGGCGTGGACGGCAGCCGGAGGGCGGAGGGCCTGAATAACAACTACTTCATCAATGGGCGGCACACGCCGCTGATGATTATGGTTAAGGGCGGCACCCTGACGGACGAGAGCTTCGAGAAGCTACAGCAGTATATGAACGACATCAAGGGAGAGGCCGGGCAGCACGCTTTCATCGTCCTTGAGACAGAGGCGACGGAGGCGCGGGCAGACTTCGACCAGCAGGAAAAGCCGGAGATTGAGGTCAAAGACCTTGCGAGCATACTCCAAAAGGACGAGCTTTTCCAAGAGTATATGGACAACAACCGCCGCAAGGTGCAGTCGGCTTTCCAGCTCCCTGACCTCTACGTGGGCTACACCACCGATTTCAACCGGGCCACGGCGCAGACCGCGCAGGAGGTCACGGAGGAACAGGTATTCCAGCCGGAGCGCAAGAGCCTTGCGTGGGCCATCAACAACCGCCTACTGAACGGCTACCACTTCCAGTACGTCGAGGCGTATTTCCTCGAGCCGGACATCTCCAACCCGGACGACCTGCAAAAGCTGCTGACCGTGGCGAACAGCGCGGGCGGCCTCACGCCGAACATGGCAAAGCGCATTGTGTACGAGGCCCTTGGAGAGGACGCGGAGGACTACCCGGAGAACCCGGAGGAGGCAGCGTGGGGCGACATTCCGCTGTCCTACAAGAACCAGCAGGCGAGCGGAGCGACGTTCGACCTCGGCGGCATCACCATGAGCCTACAGAGGCAGATACAGAAAGCTGCGACGCAGCATGACGACGCGGTGGTGGCCGTGATGAAAGAGGTCAAGGCCCTACTGCTCAAGATGGACAAGGGGGAGTGAGCCATGTGCATGAAATGCGGGCCGCTCCTCAAGGCCATCGACGCATACCTCCAAAAGGCGGACGGCGATCTGACCGACGCGCTTGAGGAGGAGGGCTACGCAAAGCCGAAAAAGACGCTGGACTACCTCGAGGACATGGAGGAGCAGGTTGCGGCCGCATTGCTGGCCGAGACCGACTATATCCTCGAGGCGGCGAAAGGCGCGGTAGACCTCGAGGCATTCGCAGCGGACGTTTGGCCGGGGGTGAAGTTGAGCGACGAGCTTATGAGCAAGCTGGCGACCGTGTTCACGGAGCTGCTTGAGAAGTTCATGCCCGAGTTCATCGGCTACTATATCCAGCAGACAGACAAAGACCTCGAGCTAAAGCAGGTGTCCAAGAAAACGACCGCATGGGTGAGGACGTGGAGCGCGTCACTGGGCGAGATTATGCAGCTCAATAGCCATAAGGAGATTGAGACCATCCTCGAAAAGGGACTGCGGGACGGCAGCAGCATACAGGAGTTCACCCGCTCCATCCTCGACAGCGGCATACGGGACGAATACTACAAGGCCCGGCGCGTGGCCGTTACGGAGGTGCTGCGGGCGCACAGCGTCGCCCAGCAGGAGGCATTTATGCAAAGCCCGGCGGTCGAGGAAAAGATGTGGAAGCACACAGGGGCCTACAGAAACGACCCGCGCAAGAACCACATGGACATGGACGGCCAGAGGGTGCCGAAAGACCAGCCCTTTGAGCTTCGCGGGATAAAGGGCGGAACCTACTACCCGATGTACCCACGCGACAGCAGCCTCCCGCCGGAGGAAAGCATCAACTGCCATTGCATCTCCCAGCCCGTAGTGAGCGCGGAGGTGCTGGGCCTTTCCCTCGAGGAGCGGCAAAGGCTACAGCAGCAGGCCATCGAGGAGATGGACGGCGAATGGGAGCGAGAGCTGGACGCGAGGAACAAGGCGAAAGCGGGGATAGAGGAGGAATAGCTTCCCCTGCCTCCTCTCGTGGCGCAGGAGCGTCCGAGGGCGAGCGGGTAGGGAAAATACCCGCCCGGACAAACAGCGGCCCTCACGGGCCGTTCAGACCATTTTCGTTGCCCCACGAAAATGATGCACGGTAAAGAGCAGCGGCGACGCTGCTTTTTATATTTTCCGATAATCGGTGAAAGGAGGTGAGAGGGCATGAAAGGCTTGAAAAAAGCCTACGAGATTACGGACGCGAAAATCCAATTCGTCAGCCTCGTGGACAAGGCCGCCAACAAGCGGCAGTTCCTTATCAAGAAAGAGGACGGAGGCAGGGCCGCGTTCACCACCTATGGCAGGATTGTCAAGGCGGACGCGGAGACCCACTACGTTACGGGCATTGTCTACGAGCCGATGGCGGAGGACAGCCACGGCAATTTTATGACCGAGGCGGAAATCACCAAGGCGGCCTACTGGTTTGCCAAGAACGGCAACAAGGTAGACCTGCAGCACAGCTTCGAGCCGCTGGACGGCGCGAGCGTCGTGGAGAGCTGGATTGCCAAGGCAGATTTCGACATCGACGGCGAGACC